CTTGTCCCCTCGGGATGCCAACGTAAAGTTGTTTGTCAAAGCTGACAAGTTGACCAAGTGTCAACCTGAGAAGCCTAGACCCATTTCTGCGCGTTCCCCGGCATTCAATATCGAGTGGGGCAAGTACATAAAGCCTGTTGAAACTTTCCTAACACCTTGGAAAGGCCCGCGCCGCGGTCTCGTGCGCTCTAGAATTTTTACTAGAGGATTGCGCCCTGACCAGAAAGCGGCCCTCATCGCGGGCAAACTTGACCGGTTTGCCTGCGACTTGTGGCTAATAGATGCTAGCAATTTCGACGCGTCAGTCCGCGTCGAGCATCTGAGAGGAATACACGCTGTTTACCGTGCCTTGGTCGGCAGTAGCAGCGAGTTTGAGCGATTAGCTCACCATACTGTGAAGAACAATGTCACTACGTCTAGTGGCATTAAGTATTCCATTCTAGGTAACAGAATGAGTGGAGATGTGGATACCGCGATTGGTAACTCACTCATTTCTGTACTATGCCTTCAAGCTATGGCCCTGGGATTCAATTTGCCTAAGTGGGACGCAGTCGTCGACGGTGACGACTGCTTGTTTTACGTACCACGCGGCTCTTTGACGAACAGGGACATCGACAGTATGATGGGCGAACTCGGCTTCATCACTGAGTGCCGTAAACTCAACTATCAAGAGTGTCTTGAGAGAGTTGAGTTTAATAGGGCTCAGTTGGTGACGGACAACGGTAGATTGCGTTTGATACGACAACCGGACCGAGCACTGGCAACGCTCGGAGTCACACATCGGCACCTCACTACCCGCACTGAATACCTTCGTTGGTTGTTAGGTGCGGCGCGTGCGGAGGCTTATGTGTCAGCGGGGGTCCCTTGCGTGGGGCCTCTCTGTTCAAGTATCGAACGTCATCTCCGTGGTTTCAAACCGCTCTACGATGGCAGTTTTGTGGTAAAACAGGGCATGTTTATCGACACCCGTCTACTACTTCCAGTAGCAACACCCACGATTAGTGGCGAAATGCGCAGCAGCTACGCTGTGGCTTTCGGCGTGAGTGTTGGTGACCAGGTTGCTTTCGAGCGGTCAATAGACGGACATGTCCAAAGGATTCTCGACGGAGATCCCGTGTACACTGTAGATGCTATAGCCTCAGAGAGGCATCTATGGTGGTCGTTCCCAGAGGCTAGGGTGGTAGGTACTTGGTAGCTCGAGTAGACCTGCGATTAACCCTTTGACGCGAGTCAACAATTCGTTATTGATGGATGAACCCGGGGCTGGGGCCTGCGTACTATGTGTAACTCACTTTTGCTAATAGTATGGAGGTCAGCTGCTTATGTCATCCGACTGCTTCCGCCACTAATCCGGTAACTCGGGCGAGAAGTGGGGTCCTTGAGGCGAATTGTTGATGGTTCTCATTCCATCCCTAGGAAAGCTTGCTCGTTACCCACGAGATTGTTGTCCAGTTAGCCGTAAAAGGCTGGGGGTTGCTTACGTCTTAGGTCGCATCCTGGTTAGAAACCACCCGCCCCACCTGCCGCAAAACATTTCAGCCGTGCGGACAGGGAGTAGATCTCAGCGTTCTTAGTGAAC